CTCATAGGCTTACCGGATCTTGAACCTGATCGGCGGCGGTGTGTGGTCGTATGCCCACAGCGCCAGCGTAGCGGCGATGATCGGCGCGACCAGCGCATCTTCGACGCGCCGCCCCCACAGCCACCGGTCGCCGACCTCCCGTTTGATGACCGCCTCGGCCGCGGTGTCCATCGCCGGGTGCGGCCGGTAGCGGGTGGTGCGGTCGGCCAGGCCGCGCAGGAACCGGGGCGCGGCCGCGGTCACGTCGTCGAAGGTGGCCGGGTGCAGGTCCAGGCCGGTCAGCAGGCACTCGTCGCCGACGTCGCCGGCGGGGCCCTTCGGGTCGTACCAGACCGCCCACGGGTCCAGGTTGCGCACCAGCTCGGCCAGCCGGGCCGGCACCCAGGACACGCCGGGTCGCACATCGAACAGCTCGACGTGGCCCACCCCCAGGGCATCGCGCCAGGCACCGACGATCGCCGACGACGCGCCGTCGATGTCGGCGTCGAGAGCGAGCGCCAGTTGCCCGCGGCCGGGCAGCACGGCGACCGCATCGGCGGCGAGGGACCAGAGGATGGCGGGGATGGCCCGGTCGGTGGTGATGCCGGTCCACCGGTTGCCGTAGGCGCGGGCGAACTCGTCCGGGCTCATGAGGGCGGCGGCGTCGGCCAGGGCGCGGGGGCGCAGGGTGTAGCCGTTGGCGGGGTGCGCGCGGGCGACGGCGGCGAGATCGGCCGGGTCGACGTCGTCGGCGATGCCCCACTCGAGGTAGGCCATGCCGGTGGTGGCGCCGGCCTCGGCGGCCAGCCGGCCGGCGTCGACGAGGCCCTTGAACCAGGTCGACTTGTAGTTGCCGGCCGCGCTGAAGATCCACAGCTGGCCGTCGACGGTGGCGAAGGTGGGCACGATCGCCTGCAGCAGCTCGTCGCCGCGGACCTGGTCGAAGGTCCAGGCCTCGTCGATGTTGACGAGGCGGTTGCTGGTGGAGTGCAGGGCGTCGTCGGACGGGGCGAAGATCGCATAGGCGGAGCCGGTGGGAAACTCGATGGCCTCGGACCCGTTCGACTCGCGGATCTTCGTGAAGGGCGGCCGGAACGGCGAGCGGCGTACCCGTTTGGCGAGCTTGAGCAGGGTGTCGCGGGCGTGGCGGCGGTCCTGCTGGGTGTACCAGCACGAGGCGTCGGGTTCGGTCAGGCAGACGTGGGTCGAGTTCGAGCCGGAGAGCACCGTCTTTCCGGCCTGGCGTTGCACGGTGATGACCACGATCGGGTGGGCCAGCTCGCCGGTGACGGGGTCGATCTCGCGGGCGACGTCGATGGTCTGGTCCTGCCAGGGCATGAACCGCCAGCCGAGCGCGCCGGCGACCTTGGCGACCTTGCGCCCGTAGGTGGGTCGGGTCGGGTCACGGGGTGTCGCCCACCGCGGCGCCGCCGGGGTCGGGCCGGCCGAGGTCGGCGAGGAACCCGGCAAGCTCGCCACGGTGTGCTCCTCGAGCGGTCGGGTCCAGCCGTAGGCGGGCCAGGGTTTCGCGGAGCTCGCCGGCCAGGCGGGCGGTCACCCACCGGTCGTCGGCGCCGGCGGCCCCGTCCAGCGATGCCGCCAGAGTGCGGGCGAGCGCGACGAGGCCGGCGTCGAGGGTGCCGATGGCCTTGTCGGCCTGGGCCGCGCGGACGGCCTTGTCGACGGCGAGTTCGACGCGGCCCTTGCGCGGCTTGCGCGGGTCGAACAGGGCCGGCTGGTCGGCGGGCCGGCGAGGCACGGGCTAGGGCTGGGCGAGGATCATGCCGAGCCCGATCGCGGCGACGATCGCGGCGAGCATGATCAGGATCGTGAGCAGGCCCAGCGCCCGGCGCAGCCCGGCGGGCTCGACGGTGCTGCGTTGGGTGTGCTGCAGATCCTCCAGCTGGTCGGCGATGTCGGCGAGCTGGGCGGTCACGGCAGGGGCGAAGCCGTTGGCCAGATAGCCGGTGCGGTCCAGCGTCACCTTCTGCGCGCCGCCGGCGCTGTACTTCGCGCCCGACGGGTCGATGTCGTAATCCCAGACGTCTTTGGCGGTCATGTCCCACTCCTGGACGGACTCCCCGCGCAGCACGGAGAGCAGATTGTCTTTGTTCTCGAAACTGTCGACCTTGTCGCGGTCCTCGGAGAGGTGCAGGTGCCACAGGTGTGAGGAGTCCGAGGTGGCGTCTTCGTAGTAGCGGCAGTCGTAGCCCTCGACGTAGGTGTCCCAGTCGGCGTTGCCGTAGAACTCGCGCCATCCGTCCAGCCGCGGATCGGCCCGGTCGCGGGCCGCGGTGAGCAGCCGCTGGGTGAACACCGAGATTCGCGAGTAGTCGCCGCCCTGTGCCTCCGGGAAGGTCCAGTCGATCGCGGCGGACCGGTCCGCCGGGCCCCCCCGGTCCTCGGCGTCGACGACCGAGTAGTTGCTGGGATTGTTCTGGGCGCGGGTGTTGTGATAGCCCGGCTTGTTGGCGTACACGCCGCCGCACTGCGAGCCCGGGGCGAGCGCGGCCAGGCCTTCCCACAGGTAGGACATGGCGGGGGTGATGTAGGCGCCGGAGATGACGACCGCGACTCTCGGCTCGGACAGTGCACAGCCGAGATTGCGGCGGGGACGGGGCGCCATTTCACACTTCCAGCAGGGTGCGGTAGCAGCGTTGGCACCGGTTGCCGAATCTCAGCCGCATCCCGGCACCCCCGCAGCCCGGGCAGGGCCGGGGACGGCGGGTCACGCGCCCACCCATCGCTTTTCGGCGTGGCCGCTTCGATGTTCGCCCCGCCGGCGGGTCCAGCGGCAGGCCCAGCCAGATGCGGACCACGTCGGCGAACGCCCGCTGCTCGTGAACGTCGAGCGGTCGGCCGCTTGGCACGATCCGCTCCCGTACCCGGGGCATGGCGAACATCGGCAGCACCGGATCACGGTCGGTGTCGGCGTGGTCGGTCGGGCTCAGCACGGGTCCAGCCAGACCAGCTCGGCGCCGTGCGCGGCCAGGTCCGCCGCGAACGCCTTCGGTGAGGCCAGCACGAGCACCATCCGCTTCTCGCCACGCCACCGCAGGCCCTGCACCCCGTCCGGGTAGCTCAGTCCCTGCCCGACCACTCCCCCGTCATGGCGGACAACGAACCGCCTCAACCGCAATCTGTCCTTAATGGACGGATGTAGACGCGCTTTCATTCAAACCTCTCAATTATATAATTCATCTCGCCGGGATCCCCCCTACCCGGGAGAGATATCGACAAGCGCGGGCTGTCCCCGCCTCCTGGTCCTCACAAAAAACCGGCCCGTGCCTCACGCCTTGCCTCCGAGGCCGAGGACGACAGCAGTGTGGGCGGGCAGCACATCCATACGTACCGAGTCGGGCAGCAGGACCGGCAGCGGGGTGAGGTTGGTCCACACATGTACGGCCTCGCGAGCGTCGAAACCCACATAGCCCACGGCGATCGGGATCTCAGTCCCGTCGACCAGCACGGCACGCACATTGGTAGGTGGTTGGGGATTCATCGGTACTCCTCGGGCCGGGGGTCGCCGGACCCGCTCGGTCCAGACCATGCGGGTGACGAGCTCGGGGTCGCCGGGCCCGCGCCGGGGTTGGCAGCGAACGGTGCGGGCCCGGCGAGCTCTATGGGGTTGTGCATGATCGTGGCCTGGCAAGTGCAGCTGCTGTCATGGAAGCTCAGCCGCAAGGGGTCTATGCCGTACGTGCGGTAGAACCAGAACACGCAGATCGGCCCGCGCAATGTTGGACTGCACAGCAACCCGTCGACAGTCAGCCACTCACCACGCGTGCGCTGCACCCGATGCCCACACCACCGGCAGCGCATCGTCATCTGGATGTCTCCTTTGTGGATCGCGTTCTTGCGGTGGCTGGTCATGACTCGGTCCAGACCATGCGGGTGACGAGCTCGGGGTCGCCCTGGTAGGCCGAGCTGGCCACATTGTGGACGGCCTCGAGGAAGCTGAACCGGCCCGCGCGGGCACGGTCGGTGGTGTAGCCGAACCCGGCCGGGGCCCACCAGGCCTTGTGTCTGCCCGACCACAGCAGGTACACGCCGTCGTACTGGGCCAGCAGGTGCGCCATCAGATCCCGCGCGGTGACGGTCGTCACGGCTTCTCCCTCAGCAGGATCACGCCGAGCAGGAATCCCAGCACGACGACGGCGAGCAGCCAGAACGCGGCCTTCAGCGCCCAGGTGTTGTCGTCGTCGGTGTTCTCCAGGTGGTCGCACCGGTCGTCGCAGTCAACGTGGTGACGGTGGTGTGGCTCGTGGCGGTGCGTCATGGGTGCTCCCCGGTGATCGTGTCTATCCAGTGCAGGGTGTCCGGGGCGGGGCAGGGCCACGGTTGGTGGCAGGTCAGGCAGACAACCCACATGTCGCGGTTGTTGAGCAGCTTCGCCGAACGGGGCCAGTGCCCTTCGGCGGGCGTGGCCTGCCCTTTGGTGATCGGCGGCAGCAGCCCAGCATCCCGGGCGGCGCGGATGAACCGGCCGGTGTCGGACCGGGTGAAGCCGAACTCCTCCTGTACGGCCCTGGTCGGCGGCTGGTGGTCGTGAACGGCGGTCAGGTACACCACCGCCAGTTGGCGCAGGTCGACGTCGGTCATGGTGTGCCCTTCGACTTGTGGCCGTTGTGCAGCGGCACGAACCGGGAGCCGACCAGCCGCCACCGGCAGCTGACGTTGCCGGTGTAGAGCGCCTGGTCGGACAGTGCGATCGGCCGGCCGCACTCGCAGCGGCGGGCCGATGCGACCCGGTCGGTGAGCGCGGCCAGGGCCATCGCCGGGCCGAGTCCGGTGGCGGTGACCCGGTTGCCGATCGCATCCCACGCCGAGGCGGTCCAGCCCGGGCCCCTCGCGGCGGTCCACTCCAGGTGCAGGGCCCGCACGCCGGCCTGGCTGAGCAGGTGCGCGCAGGCGGCCCACATCGGCGTGTCCGGCGGCCCGCCCATCACCGGACCGCCCACACGTGCTCAGGGTCAGGGTCAGGGTCCGGGCAGGTGCAGTCGGGCATGGCGCGCCGGCACGTCGGACAGGCCGCCACGATCTGCCCGTCGCGCGGGTCGACCGGATGCTGTTCGGCGGCCACGTCGAGCAGATGGTCGAGCCGGGCGAGCGGAAGCCCGACGGCCTGCGCGACCCGGCTGAGCTCGACGACCAGGTCGGCGAGCATCGTCAGGTGGATCGCCGCATTGATCTCGCGGCGCTCCTCGCCGCAGGCACAGTCGCCGATCAGGCCGAGTACGAACACGGGCTGACCGTTTTCGGTCGTGGCGCCCTTCATCTGGGTCACGCCCATCGTGTCGGCGAGCAGGAGGTGGCTGAGGTCGGCGTACTGGAAGACGTAGGGACGATCGGACATGGATGGTCCTTCGGATTCACGGGGTGGTGCCGGCGCACGGTGCCGGGTCTGCCGGGGGTCCGCGGGGCAGGCCGGCGTGGTCAGCCGGGTGCGGGCCGGTGACCTCCCGACGTCGGTACGGGTCCGGGTCCGTCGATGACCGCCGCGGCGGTGCCGGGCCGACGGGATCACGTTCGCCGTCCGGACCGGCCGACCCGGCTTGTGCCCGTCCCGTCCCGTCCCGTCCCGTCCCCGCGCGTGAGGTGGTCGGACCAGAGGTCGACCTGTTGGTCGACCCGTTGGTCGGGGCGTTGGTCGACCCGTTGATCGGGCGGTTGGTGTGCGGGGTGGTGGACCGGCTGGTCGGCGCCGCCGCGCCAGGGAAGTGGGCGTTGTCGGGCCCGGACGCGGGGAGCTGAGGACCCGGCGCCGACCAGCCGGCGTCATCACCCGTCGGGAAGGCAGGTACCGGACGGGTGACGGATTCGGTTGAGGGTTCATCTGCCGGTGCGGGCAGCAGATCCATGCCGGCCGCTTCGGGGGTGCGCCGGTTCTTGCGCGAGTTGCACGACCGGCACGCCACGACCAGGTTCGCCGCCCCGTTGGCCAGCGCCGGGTCGACGTGGTCGAAGACGAGGCCGCGGCCGCCGACCCGGTCGGCCCACTTGGTGAGCTCCCCGCAGTAGCGGCACAGGTCGCGGTCCCGTCGGCGGACCGCGGCGAGCAGCTGGCGGTCCTTCAGCTCGGCCTTCTTCGCCCGGTCGACGTCGTACTCGTCCTGGGTCGGGTTGTAGCGCAGGTAGTCGTGGGCGTAGAAGGCCATGCCGTCGGGCCAGCCGATGCCCTTCATGCACTCGCACATCTGGCCCGGAATATGCAGCAGCCCGCGGGTGACGAATTTCTCCAGAAGTGCCCCGCGCAGGTGCCGGCGCACGATCAGTTCTGGCAGGTAGCCGTTGGTGGTGTGCTTGGCGCAGTACAGCTGCAGTGCGGTGTGGATCCCCAGCAGCAGGTCGGCCTCGCGCTGGGTGCGCGCCATCGACATCAGCGCCGGATTCTCGTCGGCGCCGTCGTGCTGCCTGTGCCACACCATCAGCCCTTGTGCCTTTCGCTCTACGCCCGCACCAGCGGGCCACGCGCACGCCGGTAGCGGCAGGCGGTGTCCACATCGGCCGACCGGAACCGGTTCGCCGGCAGCACCCGGGCGAGCGCGTCGAGGGCCTGGCGGCGGCCCGCCGAGATGGGCAGCCCGACCGTGTCCAGCACCCGGGCGATACCCAGCTGGGTCAGCGACGGGCGCACCGGCGCTGCCGCCCCCGCCGGGCGCTCTCCGTAGTTGCACGGCCCGCACTCAGCGCGCAGGTTCACCGGGTCGTCGCCGCCGCCGTTCTCCCGCCGCACGATGTGCCCGACCGTGTCGGCGTAGGCGCCGCAGATGCGCCCGCCGGAGATCTTCTGGCAGGTGTGGTGGTCGCGCTCGAGGACCCAGGCGCGCAGGCGCCGCCACCGGGCCGTCGACCCGCGCCGGCGCAGCGCGCTGGTCACGGCCCGATCCCGATCAGCGTGCCCACCGCGAACGTCGCCATCCCCGACACCGCCACGATCAGCGACAGACGCACCGCCTCCGCCACGACATCGGCCAGCCACACAGCCATTCGTTCGCACATGACCTACTCCTCCTGGTCGTCGGTGAAAGGAAGCTCCGCCTGATCCATGGCGCCGGGCAGAGCATCGGAGCCGGTACGCCGGCGCAGCGCCGCGCGCAAGAGTTTGTCCGCGGCCGCCAGATCGTCGCGCTCGAGCAGCGGCTCGATGTGGCGGATCCGCACGGTCGCCGTCCGGGACCGGTCGTCCACCTTGGACGTGATCTTCGACGTGTCGACCAGCATGATGACGGTCCGGATCACGCGAGGTTCGGCGATCATGTCCGCGGCGATGGCGTCCAGGCCGTTGCTGTTCTCACCCGGCAGCCAGCCGCTGAGGTTGACGCTGCTCATAGCGCCCGCCAGAGCCAGAGCACGCCGAAGGTGAGGATGGCCACCGAGGCGACCACGGCGACGATCGCGCCGACGTCGCCGACCACCCGCCGCACCGCCGCCAGCCGGTCCAGGCCCGGCGTCGCGCTACGCGACCGATAGACCTGACCCGTCGGAGTCTTCGCGCTCCCCCGCTGCCCGTTCGGCGTGGTCCAGGACCCGCTGTTGCGGGGCGGATCGGTGGCGAGGCGAGGTTTCCGGCAGCTGGCAGCGTCGGCAGTAGGCGCGGCCGCGGTGGTCGCGGCCGAGCGTGCTGTCGCGGAGGAAGAGGTGTGTTCGCGCCGCCGGAACCTCTGGCGCCATAACAGCAAGTATCTCACGTTGTCCTCTTCGTACCGATTCGCGTTCTCACGGTCGCGCACGCCCGACCCACCGGCGCCGGGCCAGGGCGATCATGTCGGCCCGGACGAGCAGGTCGATGCGCCGGTCGCGCTCGGCCGGGTCGAGGCTTCCGTCCGGATCGACCCGTCGGGCGTACCGGTCGCGCCAGGCCTTCCGGGCGGAGCTGGTGGCCGCGGTGCGGTCCGGCTCCATCGCCCAACGCCGTAGGGCCGCCTCCGTGCCCGTGGACCGGTCGAACGTCACGACGCCAGCGCCTCGGCCTGATCGCGCGAGTGGCGGAACAGGTGTCCGGTGTCGACGCGCAGCGTCCGCTCGAGCCGGCGGGCCAGGTCTTCGTTGACCCGCTGCCGCTCTCCCTTGCGCAGCTGCGAGATCGTCTGCGCTGACGTCTCGGCGATCTTGGCAAGGTCGCGGCCATTCAGGTCGCGCTCTCGCATGGCGTTCTCCAGCAGGTGGCGGTCGCGCAGGACAGCCCAGTTATCGCGAAGTGGTTGGTATCCCATTCCAGACCTCACCTTGTGCGTAGTGGTCTGCCTGGGAATTTAGGCCAGTACGCCCATGATCGCCTCGTTTTCATGTTACTAAACGTGACAACGTGACACCCTGGTTTAAGTGACGGACCTGCGGAAGTGTTTGCTACTAGCGGCAAGCGGTCACGTCCGGGCGGGTGATTCCGTGACACAAAGTAATTCCGGGGATCCCGGCGTGTCGCGCATCCGTCTGTATCCGCTGACCCCTGCCCTGCGCACGCGGATTGGCGAGCTCGTCGACGAACGCGGGATCAAGGGCTACCGCGCGTTGTCGGACCGCACCGGCGGAGAGGTCAGCCACGAAGCCGTCCGGCGCATTCTCACCGGCCAGGTCATGCGCGTCCGATACGACACCCTCATCGCACTCGCCGACGCACTCCAGACCTCGCTCGAAGAACTGCTCGACTCATCCCTCGGCGCCGACCGCGACATGCCCTGGCGGCCGCGGCCGGAATTCGATGAACTGCCTATCCACATGCGACCCGGAATCGAACGGGCGCTGCTTGCCTTGTTTCGCGAATCGCGAATCCTGCCACCGGCTAGATCGCCGGAAAGCGATTGACCTCAATAACCCGCATTATGATGCGTCGGGGTCTACTCCGATCTCCACGAGGAAGCACCCAAGATGCATCGACCGCACCCCGGCCACACCGTCAGCATCCACGCCCGGAAACGTCATGCCCTGATCGTCCTCGGCGAAGATGTTGTCGCACTTCAGGCACCGTTCGCCGACCGGTGTGGGGAGATGCTGCGCGGTCTCGTTGACGGGCGCTCTCCAGCTACGGCCGAACCATCCGCCGGGGTATTCAACGCTCATACCTCAGCCTAACGAGCGAGCACATAAGCGGGCTTATGAGGTCTGTCTATGAACTCAGATCACCAAACCCTTATACCGCAAGGGTTTGAGCCTCCCAATTTCGGGATGTGTTGATGCCACTACGAGCGGTGATGTCAATGTCTCCAACAATTGCCGCATCGTAGTTGTCCAACCACTTCAGGTGAGCAAGTCCTTCGTGGCGTCTCTGTCCGAAGATGTCGGACGCCTATTACCGCAGGTCACAGCCCTGGAGCTCGTACGGGTGTTCGTCAAATTCGGACAGCACCGTCCGTCACCTTTCGACTACGCGTCTGTCACGCGATCACGACCTGTAGACCAGGAGACTGTGGCCTGCTAGCATCGCTGAAGTGGATCTCCGCCCGTGTGAAATCCCTGGTCCGGACACCGCATCGCGGCCGACGACTTCTAATCCCAAGGTCGTAGGTTCGATCCCTACCGGGCGCACCAATCCCTTACACCG